AGCGTACTTGCAGTACAATGGGCGATAAGTATGCCTCCAAAGGCGCTGTAGATATGGTGTTAGCTACAGGTATCATTGAGTCTCGCTATGAATACATTACGCAGATGAATGATGGCCCAGCTAAATCGTTCTTTCAAGTAGAGCCTGCAACCGCAGTCGATAATTGTCAGCATTTCCTATCGCATAGAAAATCATTAATGCAAAGTTGCGCTAAAGCTAGTATGGTCGACCTAAAGCATTGGCAAACATACGATTTAGACCTTTGGGCTGATATCTTAGAAAAGAATATAGCTGCTGGTATTGTCCATTGCAGAATTAAATACTGGAGAGTACCAAAGCGTATGCCCAACACGATTGAAGGTATGGCTGATTACTGGAAAGATTACTACAATGCTGGTGGAAAAGGGAATCCAGAAGAGTTTATTGAGCAAGTAACTAAATGGTTACGCTAAGTAGTCGAAAAGGGTTTATGTAATGACACTAGCTGAAGAAATGCAAAATTTAATGGATGGGATAAAAGCAATTAAATTGATGAACAAGACTATTTTAAAAGATATGGATAATGATACCTCGATAGCAGGAATTAAAAAGATCGCGAATTTAATGACGATGATCGAAGTGCTTAAAGTTCCTGACATTGTTTGCGCCTTCGAAGAAGTGAATGAAATGAATTACTTTAATGACAATCAAAGTGGACTAGCATAATGGCAACAAGAGTAGAAGCGTTTTGCAATATTACAACGGATCTTATGGGGGTAGAACCCAACATAGACAATTATGATCGTAAGCGATTAATTCAAAACTTTCAATCGCATGCGACTAATGTCTATGTGGCTTTTAATAGTGGCTATGTATCTCAAAGCTATATTGATGGCAAAGAGATGAATATGCAATCAGGATTAAGCGATGTGGATTCAGCAGATGATGCTTATTTTGATTCAGCAGCAGATGCGCTTTACGTTTACAGCTCGGTAGATCCTGATAACTTGGTCTATGAGGCTGCTGAAGATTGGGCTACTGTCAAACAGCGTGTAGTGAATGAGCAGGCAGACCGTATTCGCTCATATATAAACAGACCTATCTTTAAACGCACTAAATCAGAAGATCAAGGCGCATCCAGTCGCGAATATGACTTTGTACTTATAAATGCTAACGCTGGACTTGCTTGCGCTGAATTAATGCGCCCTGTAGACCCAGAGAAAGCTCAAGACGTAGAAGAGCGCTATATCTCACCTGATGGCGATGGTATGCTTGATATGCTTAAACGCGGTGATTATAATCTATGGAATGAATCAAGCTACGAAGCAAACGAAGGTCGTATCGCTCCTGTGAGCGTTAATGGCTCAACTACAGGCGGAATTTTAGATACAAAAGTAACTGCACTTCCTTCTGTAGATTATGATGATGTTCGTGTCAAGATCACCGCTGGTGGAACATTCACCGCAGGTACAGAGAACACTAGTGTTAAATATAGCGTATTTGTTAAGAATGACACAGGACTTGCAATGAATGAGGTGGTGGCAAGTGATGAGATCAATGGCGATTATCAAACTTTAGCTTATGGTATGCTAATCAGGTTTGGCGAGGGAGTATATACAACAAACGATCAATGGTCAATAATTGTTATGGGAATACCTGAAGAGCATGGCTCGGTTAAATCTGAGCAAGTCAGTAGGAGATAGTGTGTGGCTACCCAATACACTTCAGTTCTTAGGGCAAATGTTATTGAGCCATTAGAATCGCTCATCAAGGGCGAGTTCAACAAACTTCCAGTATATTACGATAAAGATTTTCAAAACAGAGGAAATTTCTTCCTTAGAATGATCCCAGTACAAGATGAGCTTGACCAGCCTACTACCGAAGATCAGATTAGGGTCTATGGTATCCTTATGAGGCTTTATAGACGCACACCTGGCGTTTTTTCACGAAGAAATAATCTAGAACAGCTTATGAATTACGCAGACCGCATTAAGCGCCTGATCGGCAATAATTCAAACTATAGCCCTTCCTCTAGTTATAAATGGAATGATGCAGTTATAAGCTTTGTGAATTATGAACCAGAATTAGAAGATAATGAGACTACTTATCAAGTAGCAGATATCATGTTTAATTGCAATGTATTAATATGATCACTTACAATAAAACATATAATGAAAACATACTGGATAATCTTAGGCTACTTGTAGCTCAGGAGTTTCGCAATGTGCCAATACGTTATGACAAGGTGTATCGAGGTAATTCCTTCTTTCATCTTACCCCATTAAGAGATGAAATACTGGAATTGCGATCAGATGGTGCGATTCGTGAATATTCGATACTTTTGACCTATAATGAAAAAGAACGCGGTAGATACACCAAAAAACGCAGTTTAGATACTCGGATTGATGTTATTGAGCGATTGAAAGAGGTTTTAAGGACAAATGTAGCCAGTATCGATGAATTTTCTTATTTTGTCACTTCAGCAGGAAGAAACTTTCTAACTAGCGATTCAGAAGAGCTAAGATTGATTAAAAGGCCACTATTAATAACTAGCCTTGATCAATTCGTTATTACCTCAGATGGGCTTGCGTTTACGGTGTTCCCAGCAGACTATAGCTACTCTTGGCATAATTCTCGTTTAGACTCTGTAAACTATGATTTAGAAAGTGAACACCCTTCTTACTTGACAGCCACTTGTGAGTTTAAAGCTGTAGTAGAAGAGGTTTATACTGCGTAAACGATTAAGGTATTAATGATGGCAAAATATAGATCAAATAAATTTATGAGTCAGTTCGACAGTTACAAAGGTTTAAAGAAAGAGGACTGGGAAGCTTTTAACCGAGGAGAAACAGTTGAACTTGACGAAGTGCCAGAAGCGGCAAAAGATTTTTTAGAAAAAGCAAATTCCAGTAAAAAGGAGTCTAAGTAATGGCTTTAGACGGAGCAGCATATTCACCGAAAGAGTTTCAGGTTGCGATAAAAGCTGAAAGCACTATTGGTACGGCAAATGTAAGTTCAATGCAACTTATCAATGTAGACAGCGTTGAAATGCCTAATTTTAATTTAACCCAAGTTCTTGACGTTAGAAGTGGCTCAGATGGTCGCGTATTTGATGTTGATGATGCACTTACTGATGAAAAAGGTGTAACGAAGGAAATTACTTTTTCTGGAGTATTTGATACAACTGTCGCTCCATTACTTGTGCAAAACTGTATAGGTCTTGCAGAATCAAGTGATGTAGTAACTATTCCTTATAATTATACACCACCAGAGCTTGAAACTGGAGATAGCTCCTCAATTACAATAGCAGATACCGTAACTATAGCAGTTATAGCTCCTGCGACTTCTGGTGGAAACAGATCAATCATTTTCCCAGGATGTACGATCACTTCTTTATCAATTTCTGGAGACATGGCAAATGAGTCTGGTCGCTTACGCTTTACAGCTACCGCCAGAACAGGATATATCAGTAGCTTTACTCAAGCTGCGCCATCATCCCCTTCCGCATACGGAACAAGCTACTATTCACTCGCAACTTTAGCTGGCACAGCAAAGAAAACGATTGCTGGCGCTGAAGATTGTGTTATACAAAGTTTTTCACTAAATTTAGAAAATCCTTCTGAATATGTAGGTCAGGGGGATGCGAATGGAAATCCAGAAGCGATTGTTAGAGCCGTACCTGAATTAAGTGCAACTTTAGACGCAACAGTCAAATATGACAATCAAACAGCCGAGCTTCCAACCACAATGAAAGCTGGCACTACAGTAATTTCAAACCTTGCTAATCACGCAACTATCGGAAGTGCAAGTGATTTTGCCTTTATAGGTAGCTATGGAAAAATCACTAATGTAGCTTATAACGAAGCTAATGCGATGATGTATGATGTATCAGTTAAGTTTGGTGCATCTGGCTCAAATGCGATGTTAGCTATTAGAACCTAATAAATTATGATAAAAACCCCACATGGCGAATTTGAAGTTCGCCCAATCACCTTTGGAGAACGCAGAGAACTACATCGTATAGAGATGAAAGTGTTTTGGGATGACCAATTAGAAAAAGACGCTTACTTTGATCTATTAAACTGGTGTATGGAAAAAGCCTTCGAAAATCCCGAAGAAACCTTCAAGAAATTAGACGATGCACAAATTGACGAAGTATTGAATGAGGTTTATCTCCACTATAAAGGCTTGTCTAAAAAAAAGAACTTAAAGTAAGGCTTTCTACATGGTGTAATTTCTTTGGATGGGGGAATAGCCTATATCCAGTAAAATTTACCTCTTACGAAGCCCAAAGCCCTACCTTAGCAAAGGTCATCACCTTTACTGAAGATGAGATATGGAACGAATGTGATCGTATTTTAGCAGAGGATAAGCACAACAAATTCTCTCTAGGGCAAAACCTATACTACAACCTAAACTTCTTCTGTAACCCTAAGTTCTTTATTGACAGGGAGATAGAGGGATATATCGAAGATTACTTTGTATCCACAAAGTTTAACCTACCTTTAGCGCAAACTCTAAGCGAAGCCGATGCTAGGTCTATTGACATCTTTCGTGTTATTAGTGAAGAGATTACTGCGTGTGAAAAACGATCAAGGGAAATGAATAATGGCAAATAAATTTGTAATTGAAGTCAGAGCAAAGGGTTTTACGAACCTAGAACAACAGCTACAAAGGGCTGATAAAGCAACTAAGGGGTATGTAAAATCTACTGATAAGCTTAGAGGAACTACCTCTGGGTTAAGACGGCACATTGGAGCATTAAGAAATAATATTCTTCTTTACACATTTGCTGTTGGAGCAGCAGTCAAAACCGTTGGAACGCTCGTATCCGCATCAGCAAAATTTGAAGCCGTAAGAACTCGACTGGTTGGACTAACTGGTAGCGTAGATAAGGCTAATAAAGCTTTTGATACATTTAATCAAGTCGCAGCTACTACACCATTTAGTTTAGAAGATGTAGTAAATGCTGGTGCGCAATTAAAAGCTTTTGGTGCAGACGCAGAAGCATTGATCAAACCCATCACCGACCTTGCAGCGTTTATGGGTACGACTGCTACGGAAGCAGCTAATTCTTTTGGTAGAGCTTTCGCTGGTGGCGCTGGCGCTGCTGATATTTTAAGAGAAAGAGGTATCCTTAATCTTATAAAAACCTCTCAAGGCTTAAAAGACCTATCGAAAACCACATTACCCGAATTTCGTAACGCATTAATATCTTCTATACAAGACCCTACGCTTGGCATACAGGGTAGTACCGATAGATTATCTAAAACAACTACAGGCGCGATCTCAAACATGGGGGATGCGTATACAAGGCTAGCGGCAGTAATTGGTGATAAATTAAAGCCCGTTACTGATGCTACAATTCAAAGTTTAACAAAGCTAGCGCAAAGTACGCGAGAGGTTATTGAAGGAGACACAAGAACAGAAGCTCAAAAGTTAACTGACGAATTTGAAAAGTTAATGGAGCAGTATAATAACAATGTTAAAGCTTCAAAGAATGTAGGTAAGGAAGTTAGTAATGTTTCTGATTTATTTGAAATAACAGCAGCGAAAACAAGTGCGTTAAAGGGAGCTTATGAAGATTTTTCTGGAGCTTCTTTAGAATTACAAGCTCATATTATTAATGAGAATAGTTCTTTAGTTACCCAAAGCAATCTTTTAGAAACAAATAGGGAAAAGATTGTAGAGAGAACAAATGCCGTTATGGAACAGCTAGCAGCCGTAGGTGGTCTAGGAACGGTCAATGAAGAGAATATTCATACCTGGGAAAAATTAATGGCTTCCATCCAACACACGATTGGAGTAGAGCATTTGCATCTTGAAAAAATGGAAGCAATAAAAGAATTAAAACCTCTTGATCCAATAACCTCTGCTTTTAAAGTTTTAGACAGTAGTCAAAAAACAGCAATAGGCTTAACGCGACGCTTATCAGATACTTTTGTGCAAGCTGGAATCAATGGTCAAAATATGGGGGATGCCGTAAAGACTGCTTTAAAGTCTATTGCAGCAGAGATCCTATCACAAGCAATAGTATTTGGAATGCTAAAAACTTTCTTTGCCCCAACCACATTAGGCTTTGGTTTTGGTGATTTTTTAGCTAAATCTTTTGGGATTGGACATACTGGCGGAGCAGTAACCAAAAAAGGGGTACAAACTTTTAGTAATGGCGGTGTAGTTCGTGGTAGAGATAATGTACCAATCCTCGCTCAAGCTGGAGAATTTATTATAAGAAGAGAATCCGCACAGTCTATTGGATTAGACAATCTTAGACAGATGAATGAAACAGGGCAACCAGCAAGTGTGGTTGTTAATATACATGGTGGGGTAGTCCAGGATGATTATGTTAGAAATGAGCTAATCCCAGCATTGAACACAGCTCTTACTTCAGGTGCAAGAATAAATGCTTAATTTTGATAGTGAACTAACTACTTTTTTAAATAAATCTAGCTCAACAGCATTTTGGGTTTTAAAGCTTTATTATAATGATGATTCTAGTTCCTCAAATTTTATAGGAGTTAGTGATTCAACTAGGGTCGATGGGTCTGATGAGTATTATGGGATTGTTGCATCCTGGGGAAAGCATGTTCAATCTCTTGATTTCTTTAACTTTCACTCCTCTACTGCAAATATGAATGTTAAGTTAATTAACACAGATAAAGCGATTAACGGTGGGCGCTTTTCCGACCTATTTGCGACTAAGAATTTTGCTAATAGAAAATGGGAGTTATTTTTAAATACTACTGATACCGATGCAACTAATAATTACGATGATGCGGAAAGAATGATCGGAAGTGGTATTATTGCTGGAGATATCCAGTATGACGATAGGTTTGTCACTCTTACCTTATTTGACAATACCTCAAAATACCATAACATAATTCCCAAAAATACGGTCACAGCAGGAACTTATGCTAATGCGCCTGAAAATAATTTAGGTAAACCTATCCCAATGGCGTATGGTGATTTCTATGAAAAGACCGATATAGGCACAATCCCAACTACACATTTTGATAGTTATTACCATTTCTATAAAGGCGCTTTCCCTGCAATCGTTACCGATAAATTTGACGTACAAGAAGCTGCGGTTGAAGCTGCGGTTGATAGTCAAGCTATACATACGTTAGATAATGAGAATGTTTATATCTACTCAAGTCCTTACTATGCTACAATGACAGGAACAGTAAATGCTACTGGTAGAAATCCTGTTATTGAATTCTCTGGAGCAGGGGCATCTTTCTATATTCCGATCAGTACGTCAAATACTGCATCGGAAAGTGGATCTGGTAGCTTCTCTGTATCAGATGAAGAGCGTGTTGCAGATGATTCGTTCTCAAATTATGCCTCATGGGCTGCGAATAGCGGAACAACAAATAACTCTGTAGCTACAATGACCTTTGCTATTCCCAAAGTAAGTAGCGTTGGTACTTACAGCGCAGTATCTATGTTGGTTAAGTGGGGTACAAATTCAGATTTTGAAGGAGATAATGGTGAAACCTTTAGGTTTACTGCAAATTCAGCGAATCAAGACTTAGATACAATAACCGATGACTCGGTAACAAAAACTGGGATCGGAAGTTTATATAGTGGAAAAACCTCTACCTTTGATTTTGAAGGACAAATACAGTTTAGTCTTAGAGGTGGATCGGATAATAATAATCATTCTGCACAGATATACGAAGCTGGGCTTGTTATAGATATTACCTCAGAAGAAATAGAACAATATGATGTTGTTGAAAGGTATGAATACCATTATCCAACAAGTGGATATATCATACCCCCTTATGGGCCTCCTATTGCAACATCGGTACCTGCTAAATCCACAATGAAGGTAAGAACAGCTACTTATACAACCCCTGGTAAAATTGACTATGTCTATTGTAGTGGTAAGGGGAGGAAGTATGGAGCGTGGATAACAGCGAGCAGTCGGTCTGTTGGATATACTACAAGCGATTTTATTGAAAACCCAGTTTTTATGATCGAAGATATTTTACGAAGCGAACTTGAACTTACAAGTAGTGAGATAGATTATGCCAGCTTTAATGCTTCGGGAAACACATCTAATGGATATATAGGAGAATATTTTGCAGATGCAGTCGGTGATATTAAATTTGCTTTTTCTCAGCATAAATTTATTCCATCAAAAGACCTGGTAGAGCATTTAGGAAGTCTGTGTTTTTCTTATGTATTTATCTCTGGTGATGGTAAGGTAAAGATCAGAACACTTAGGCAAACCGATGATTATAGCTCCGCAGATGAGACGATTGATTTTAAAGATATTGTTTTAGAGAATATATCCCAGACACCGATTGGTGATGTAAAAAATTCTATTGAGGTGAATTATAACCATGATTACGGAGCTAAAAGTAATAAATCTACAGCGACAGCGACAGATTCTACATCTCAAGGAACAACGGTAAATGGGTTTAACGACACATTGAAACTAACATTTGATGCAAATGAAATTTTAGATTCTACCACAGCTACAAAGCTTGCTGAAGCGTACCTATATTTAATGAAAACACGAAAGATAGTGATCAACTTTAAATGTGCTAGGCCAAAGTATAGTCATCTGGAGATCGGAGATATAGTAAAATTCTCTAACTGGGATTCTAATATTAAGATATATGGAACAGCGATGGGAACTGATTATTATATGGTAACAAAAATTGAAAAACATCCAAATAATTCAAAAATGGAAATTATAAAGGTATCGTAATGGCAAAGTATTTTATTTATCCAAACGCAAACTTATATTCAGCAGATCCAGTAGGCGGTGATCAAACTGGCGGAACAAATGATTTTGCTGCTGATGCAACTTCAGCGACAAATGAAGCTAGGTTGACTGATATTTCGATAGGCACAGCTGCTGGTATGCCTGCGCAATATGATACGATTCAATTTGATCTAGGTGCAACTGGCAATACGATTGACAGTATTGCAGTTTATAGTACCGCTGAAGATGCAGATGATATTGATTGGTACGGTAGTGATAGCGCAACATCTAATGCGTATTCTACTTTTATTACAAGCTCTACAATGGCTACGGTAAACGCTGGATGGACTGTCAGAACTGGAGTTACTATTAGTAGCGCATCCCCATCAAAGCGTTATTATTATTTAAGACAAAGCGCTGGAGGGAATAATACTTTAACTGAAGTAATTTTAGGCACTAAGCTTTCATTGACCAATATAGAACTTACTGGAGTAGAAGGAAGAAATTATGGAAATGATCTTATGATTAGTCATGGTGGAGAAGAGTATTCCAACCAAAGACATAGTGGTAAGCGTTTTTGGAATTTTGATCTTAGATATTGTAGCTCGTCTTATAAGACAAGCTTAGAAACAATGAGAGAAGCTGTAGATGGTGCGCATTATAAGTTTCTATACTACGATGGTTCTTCATATCATTATGTGCGAATGTCTGATGACAGCCTTAGATTTAAAGAAGTAGCTTATGGGGTGTACGACACAAGTATAAAGCTGACAGAGCAGTTAAGCTAAACTACTGATACTTTTTACAATAGAAGCAGAGGACTTCACTTTATCATCCATTATCCAATCCGCGTAAGCATCTTGTGTATCTTTGACGTTTGCGTGTCCTAAGTGTTCCTTAACCGCATAGATATTCCCAGACTCCCTTAGTAATATAGTGGCAGATGTATCCCTGAAGTCATGGGGAGTAAATTTAAACCCGACCTTTTTACTCGCAGATACAATCCTATCATATACGTTCTTTGCGCTAATAGGAATAGGATATATGTGCGCCTCAGAATGATATAGTTTAAAATGTTGATTTATCTTATTAATCAATCTCTGATGGTGGTCTTTAAAGAAGGGAATCTCAAAAGGCTCATCAAACTCTCTTTTATGTCCTTTGTTTTTGATGTAAGCCACTTCGCCTTCCACATCAATCTGCTCCCAAGTGAAATCGGGTCTACAAAGTTCACTAATACGGCAACCAGTTAAAATGTAAAGTTCAATGATCATCTTTGTAATTGGGCATATTTCTGGGTGGTTGAATATCATATTAAGCTGATATGGCTTTAAAGCGTTCTTTTTGCTTTTAACGACCTTTGGAAGCTTTATTGGACTTGCGTTGATTGTACCCCTAATTTTGCCCTCAGAAACCTGCTCCCTAGCCCAATTACCAATGTGATTTAAGCATTTCAAAGCAGTTATACCAGAATTCTTCTTTTTTGGATTTCCATAACGATTATAATAGAATGGGTAATCAATTTTTGAAAAAAGGAAGTCTGAGCCGAGGTCATTCTCAAGTCTATCCATTAAAGCGAGATAGCGCTTGATAGTTTTGGTTGCATATTGCTTATAAGGTATTGAGTTGATCTTAAAAGCTTTAAATATAGTTCCAATGGTCAATTCTGGAACAACAACATTCGTAGAGTTGATCTTACCATTTAATTTTGCGCTAATGCGGTCGCGCTCTTCAACTAACTTTGCGTCATTATATATACTATTAGCCCGATCTTTACCTTCAACTGTAATAGAACGATAGGGATTTTTGTAAAGATCACGATATCCCTCTGGAATATACCTAATGAGGTATTTATTGCTATTTAATTTTGTAATTTTAGCCATCACTCTACCTCCTCAAAGTCAGTCCAAAGCATATCATTAGGATTGATTAATACCTCTGATTCCTTTCGAGCGTTTGTGAAATACAGGATATTCTCCTTATCTATTTCTCCCTCAAAAATATAAGGCTCTCCCCCTGTCGGTTTCAATCGTAGGGCAAACATCTCGGCTACCCTTCTATCGGTAGTCCACGATACTCCCTCGAACCATTTTAGCCCATCTTTCGCTAATACTCCACGATACACTTTAACTACACTAGGTAGCTTGTCGTATTGTTCTTGTGATTCTTCGTCAGTCTTTTCATCAATACTACTAAAGAGGTTTATCACCACATCCCAAGTTTCAAATAAATTAAGAGGAAATTCCTCATTAATGTATGCCTCTGCTATTTTATTCATTATATTTTCCTTTCGTTTATGACTACTTTAAGTTATAATAGATATTACATTTATACAAGATTTATTTTAATTGCAAAAAAATATTGGACTTTAATTGTTTTTGTGTTAAAATTTATTACCAATTAAGGGGAAAAATAAATGGGTAGACCAAAAATTGAAACACCGATCCAGGCTCAAACGAAGATAAAAGAAATATTATCAAGGCCGAGAGTCCAAAGAACTTTAGCCTGGCTGTCAAGGGAAGCGTGTATTACTTATCCCTTGTTACATCAGATCGTTAGCGGTAAAAGACGACTTCAAGATGCACAAGCAAATCGCATCTTACATGCTTTTAAAAGTTCTGGTGTTGAAGTTGCTTATGATGAGGTATTTATTGACTAAATTTAATAAAACCTCGTAAAACCTTGCTTATATTCACATACCATGAGCCAAGTTAAAATAGCATCTACCGATAAATTGTCAAAAAAAGATTTCCTTTCGTATATAGGGTCGTTGGGCGCTTCTCACTCCTCGGCTTTGCCCAGCGACCCATCCTCCGACCTTGCTTTTGATATAATCACCGAATCAGAAATTCATAGACATCATGTCATTACAGAGGTATGTCGCAAATTAGACACTCTAAACATAGAATATGAGGTAATTGAATGAAATCCTTTATGTGGTATCTTAAAAATTATTTTTTTGAAATAATGTTATTAACAATGTTAATTGCAGTAATAATAAACAATAGGAGTCTATTATGGCCGTAAATAAAAAGACTGGGAATATGGCAAGCCCTGTAAAAATGCAAACCCAACAACTATTTGGTTTAACTATAAGGTGGTCGCACCTACAAAAGCCAGATATGGTATATGAAACTGGGCATAGCGTAACTGTTGAGATCACAGACGAAATTGAAAAGCTACATAAGGAATTAATGGCGCAGACTGGTTTAGATAAAGTGAATGGTGTTAAGGTAGATGACGAAGGAAAAAAGACAGTTAAATTTGCAACAAGAATATTTAGTAATGATGGAGTGGAGCGTTTCCCTAAGGTATATGATGTAGATGGGCAACTTACTAATGATTGTCCTTTTGGTGGTGATAAGGTCAATGTATCTATTAGACCTAAAGTGGTAGAAAAAACCAACCCCCCATCAATCAGCTGCTATCTCCAGGAAGTTCAATGGGTGGAGAAAAATAACGAAAATTACGTTACCTTTGCAAAACCACAGACAGAATCCAGTTTCAATGGACAACCTAGCGACGAAGATCTGCCGTTCTAAAATAGAAGGCAGAAGCAAACTCTATATACAAAAGCTACAACAAAGGTGGGATATGAATAGTAAGGCAAAAGGTACTGGCTATGAGAATGAGCTGGTGAAGAAATTAAAAGAAGCTGGGTTTGAAAATGTTAAGCGCGCTTGGGGATCGGATGGAAGAAGCATGGGTGAAGCTGCCGATGTGGATATTCTAGCCGACTCAATAAAAGTTCAAGCTAAAAGACGTAAAGCGATTCCCAAGTGGCTTTCCTTAGGTAATTGCGATGTAGTGATGTACCGAGAAGATCGAGGGATTACGTTTGTTGCGATGACATTTGATGAATGGGTGAGATGTTTGAAAAGTGTCCGATTATAAACAGAATGTGTGCTTATTGTGGTTATGATACACAAAAAAGACTTAGATGTGGATTTGCTACACATCCAAACTTGGTTTCAGAGTTAAAGGTATGTCCTCTGAAGGCAAAAAAGGCGAGGCGAAAAAGACGATAATACTTGGTTGGTATTGGCTGATGGATTGTCTCGCTTATATTTACGACGCGCTGCTTGGTGGTATCCTTTCGTTAACCTCTCTCCACTCATCCGAGCCGTCAAGTAGCGCTGAAGAATGTGAACATATTAACATTGAAACTGGTGAATCATACTATGGTCTAGGAGAACATCAGTATTATGAATATTATTATTGTGAAGAGTGTGGAGAAGAAATGTACCCAGAGGATGAAGAGTGGTGAAGTGGTATTTTATATATCTTAGACGATATTTTAAAGGGGGGAGAAGTCGAGAACAGATAGAGAATGTTGATTGGTTCTTGAGAGTTTGTGGACACAAGAGATTATTAAAACTATGGAGATGGATTCATGCAAGAAAATATTATTAAAAAGATAGAAGGCGAATACCCTAATATGACCAAAAGGTTTCAAGAATTACAAGCGGAGCAATACTTGCTTTTTTGTAGAAAACAGCATGATTACGGAAGTGGTAATATATCTGTTGGAACAAAACTTGAGAATGATGAAGAAGTAAAGCTTTCTTTAACAGGACTTTGGTTTCGTATGAACGACAAGATCCAAAGAGCAAAGAATTTATTAATGAGAAGCGAAGCTCCAGCGGTAGAGGGAGAGCCACTTGAAGATGCTTTTTTAGATTTAAGTAATTATGGTATTATGGCAACACTTGTAAAAGAAGGTGTATGGGGTAAATAATGTGGCGAAAATTTAGAGAATCAATGAAGAAGCCCTTTGTTGGGATTTACGCTTTATACGATGGTGAATTAATATATATAGGTCATTCTATAGATGTGCCTAAGCGAGTTAAGCGCCATAATAAAGAGTATCAATATGCTAAGTATAAAAAAATGGATAGCCTGATGGCTGCTCGCGAATTAGAGCAAAAACTAATAAGAAGGTTAAAGCCGATGATGAATAAAGATTTTACTAGAGATAGCATGGAGACAAAAGCGTTCTCTTGTGCCTTAGAGTTGGATGTGTGGAAAGCGATTAAGATCAAGCATGCGGTCAAAGATGTACCTGTGTCTGATATAGTAAATGAAGCGCTAAGAGAACAACTGAAAAGGTGGGTTGAAATTGGAAACGAAGCAGGCTGAATATTACCAGATAGTGGGAGTATACAAGGATTTAATTAAACAAAGAAAAGAACAAGGAAAGGATAGCCTCAGACTACAAAGACGGCTATTGGCTATAATGGTTAAATATGGCGAAAACAAAAGCGCATACAGCGTATAAACTTAAAGATGGAACAAGGGTTAAGGGGGTAACAACAATCCTCAATAACCTGGGGTGGAATAAGAATGTCTTAGTGGCTTGGGCTAGGAGAACCGCTTTAGCTGGTGATGATCCAGATGCGGTGTTAAAGGAAGCTGGTACGATCGGCACATTAGCTCACTATCTATGTGAATGTGATATAAAAGGAGAGAAACCAAACACCGAAGATTATTCGGCAGAGCAAATAGAGAAGGCTGAAAATGCTTTCTTGGGATATCTAGAATGGAAGAAGATGACCAAGCCTAAGTATGAAGCGATTGAATTAAAGATGGTATCAGAAAAATATAGAGTAGGTGGAACGGCTGATTTTGTGGCAAGGATCAATGGTGCTTTGGTGTTAGGTGATTTTAAAACCAGTAAGGGGATTTACCCAGAGATGACCTGTCAGCTTGCAGCATATCGGAAGATGTACTTAGAACATCAGCCAAAGGCGAGGATCGAATCGGCTATGATATTGAAGCTTGATAAGAATTCTGGTGCTTTTTCCCATCATTTTGTGGGGAAATCTCAGTTGGACTGGGGATGGAGGGTTTTTAAAGCGTGTATGGAGTTAGATAAGTTGCATAAGGAGATATGATGTGGATAATACCAAAGAACTTACCCATCTATCGCTCTGTACTGGATACGAAGGGATTGGTCGAGGACTCAGAGGAGTTTTCCCAGGTTGCAGAGAGATCGCTTATGTGGAGATCGAAGCCTTCGCAATCGCAAACTTGGTCGCGAAGATGGAAGAGGGTCATTTACATCCAGCGCCTATCTACTCAGACCTTAAGACCTTCCCATTCAAAGAATTTCGTAACAGAGTATCTTTCTTGTCGGCAGGATTCCCTTGTCAGCCGTTCTCGGCTGCGGGCAGAGGCGCTTCCACAGAGGATCCGAGACACCTTTACCCCTTTATCGCAAGAGGAATCTCAGAGTGCAGACCAACTTATGTTATTCTCGAAAACGTCGAAGGAATTATCTGGAGTAAAACAGCCGATGGGCAGTCGGTACTCCAATATGTCCTCGGAGATCTGGAAGAAAGAGGTTACAAGACTTCGTGGGGAATATTCTCAGCGGAAGAAGTTGGCGCTCCACACCAGCGGAAGAGAGTCTTTATCCTGGCCTACAGCGACATCGAGTGATGGTGAGGGTGGTAGAATTGAGACCATTCTCAATAAGGGTGGTTTTAAAAGTAAAAGAAAGACCTCTGGGCAAATTCGTGGTGCAAAATTAAGGGATGCGGTAGAGACTTATGAGAATTGGCCGACGGCAGATACGACCAATATTGGCGATGGAACTCCCTGGGAGAAGTCAAAAAGGTTATTAAAAGAGAGAAGGGCAAGGGTAAAAAAGGCGGTCAAAGAGGGAAAAACTAAGGCTGGTAGTGGCAGATCGGTGAATTTGGCGATGGCAGTACAGAGGGAGAAATCAAGGGAAGAGAAGAATTGGGCTACACCTCAACTGATGGATTTTAGAAGCGATGTAAGGAAGCCAGAGGAACGTAGTGAAAAAGCAAATAAGGGGGGATGTTCAAACTTAAGAGAGCAGGTGCATAATTGGAAAACAAACAAAGAAAAGAAGAATTGGTCGGAAGAATCCTCGAAAGGTTGGCCAACTCCGAAATCAAGGGATTGGAAGGGCGGACTGGGAACGGACAAGGCGAGACAGAGGAACGATCTGGACAAGATAGTCCTTTTGGATGGCCAGCAAGACCAGGACAAGAGCAACACGAGTGGGAAGAGCCGAGAGTCGTGGGGAACTCCGTGCCTTTACGAGTACAACAAAAGACCATTTGCGGAGATAAACTCGAAACAAGCAAGCCTAGTGAGAAGTCTGGGGAGAAACAAAATAGATGGGAAATTGAACCCAAACTGGGTGGAGCAGTTGATGGGTCTACCTGTGGGGTGGACTCAACTACCAATCGAGTGGATAGATTGAGATTACTTGGGAATGGGGTAGTGCCACAGGTGGCAGAAAGAGCGATCAGAGTTTTGTTGGAGAAATTACATGGTAGATGCGATAGTTAAGATAGCTGGCAGTTTGTTCATTGGTGGATTGGGAATGGCAATGATATTCGTGTTCTCATTCTTGATGGTGATACTGGCTTTAGAGGTTTATAGTACAATCAAAAGGAAGTTCGATGCCAAATAAAGCTGCAAAGGCGCGCAAAAGAGAAAGATTTAAACGTAAGCAGGCGATAGCGGAGTATAAAGCTAAAAAAAGGAGAGCAAGGAAAGATGCGAGGAAAAAAGCGCAGGAATAATAGCGAGTGGGATGATTGGAAAAGATGGAAAAAGGGTTGGCCTTACAAGGGTGATGCTCCAAATGATCCACAATATTTAAAAGAGCGATCAGAATTTTTTAGGTCAAATGCGCCAGAGGATGCTCCGTATAATGGTTGGTGGAGAAATCATGGGATAATGGGGCGATCGGAATCTGGTAAATGATCGATATCTTTGAAAAGCATGTAAATAACATAAGATCTTCAAGTGGGGGTCAGTATGTGGGATTATGTCCTTTTCACGATGATCGGAAGCCAAGTTTTAGTTTTAGTGAGGATGGGCTTTTTTATTGTTTTGGGTGTGAAGTCAAGGGAAATGCCTATCAATTTGCGGAAATGGTCGGAGAAAAGCTCCAAAAAGGGGTCAAAATGGCTGTTTCTCCTAAAAAGGCGAAGGTGTGGTCGATGCCTGATGTCCTCGAAGTTAATTTTCACGACTACGCTATGGAAGCGATGGATACTTTGCATTTTAATTATGATAAATACACGAAAGGATTACCCTGGAATAAGGGAATTGTGAAAAAATTGTATGTTGGGTGGGATAATGGCTTTGTTTTTCCATATTTGAATGGCGCAGGTCAGCTTGTGAATATAAAATGGCATAAAAAAAGGCAAGTGACAGGGCATGCACAGACATTTATCTATCCATTTTGGCATATGTTAACAAAATATAAGAAAAATAAGCCATTATATGTTGTTGAGGGTGAAAAAGATTGTATTTCTATGATATCAAGTGGTAGACAAGCGATTTCTTTTAATAATGGTGCGAATTCGAATGTTCCGTCAGTTCTGGTGAGCCTTTTAAAGACGAATTTTGATGATTTAGTGGTGCAGTTTGATAACGATGAGGCTGGTAAAAGGGCTGAAGAGAAGATATTGAAGGTTTTTAATGCGTAAATCGGATATAAAACTTGAAGATGGTAAGGACTTGACGGATCATTTAGCTAGTGGGAGTAAATTGCCAGAAGAAATGATAAAAAATGGTAAAAAGGATGAAGTGAATGTTATTTCTGGGATGCAAATATTCAATACTCCTTATCAAGAAGTAGAATGGGCGATCAAAGATATGATCCCGATGCGGAAAAAGACGGTGGCTGTTGGGGATTTTGAGGCTGGTAAAAGCTATTTGTATCTTGGTGCTGCGCTCTCACTAGCTTCTGGGAAACCTTACTATTTGGGCTTTGAGATAGAAAAAGCGCGGAAGGTATTGTATGTTGATCTGGAGAATGGGCAAGACGAGACGTTGCGTAGGATAAAGAAGCTTACTGAAGGCCATTCGTTTGATCAGGAAGTTTGTGCCGAGAATTTTAGGTTGGTGACTAAGCCTGGGGATTTTTCCGAGGTGTTTCCGCTTATAGAAGCGCAAGTGATCATGCAAGAGCCAGATGTGATCATTATCGATAATCTTTATCAGTTATCTGGAGCAAATAATATAAGTGACTCAGAGAAGATCAAGCCTTTGTTGGGCCAAATAGAAGGATTAAGGGTGGCGAGTGATTCTGCTATTGTATTAATCCATCATTTTTTAAAGAATACCCAGGAGCAAGGATTGACTGAAGAACGTATGGCTGGATCGAGTGTGCTGAATTGGTGGATGGAATATTGTACGATGTTGGGGAAAACTAATCAGAATTTTAGCTTATTTCGTGTGGGTAAAAGTCGGATGGGAGATAAGAATCCAGGGATCTATGTGATCGAATTTAACGATCAGGTTAGTGGGGGAATCCAGATCGAATCCCCTGGTGTGGTGGCTGCTGATAAGGTGCGCGGTTTGGTGATTCCAGAGCCTAAGAAATTGAAGTGGGAGAGCAGTTTGGATCGGATGGCTGATGAGTTTACTACGACAGAATGGCTGAATGTTACTGGGGATACTATGGGAGAGAGTGTGGCTACTGTTACGGCTCATAGATGGTTGAAGGAAATGAGCCAGATCGGGATGATAAAACGAGTATTTCATGGTAAATATAAGAAAACTAGCATCAAATTCATCGAAACTGATAGTTAGGAGTAGACCCATGATAGTTTTGATAGTTTTGATAGTTTATAGCTCCAAACTATCAATACTATCAATAATATCACCCTTCACTCCTGATAATTTAACCCTTACCCTTTAAATATAAATATAAAAACATTTTTTGGATCTAGATATAAAAGACCATTTCTCTAAAATTATAAAGAAAACAGATCTTGGATCAAATGACCCTTTGAGCCATAATATAAAAGAGTTTTTAGAGCAAAATTACAATCACAATCAATGTCACTTAGGCAGACCAGAATTGGATCACTATTGTATGTTGGCTTATAAGGATGAAGATGATAATTTGCTTTGTGGCGCTATGTTGAATTGGTCAAAACATATCCAAGTTGAAGGGCTTAGAAAATGCTTTTTGCTTATGAAATATGAACACAAATTAGCTGAAGCTAATCGTAGGCGAAAGGGGAATTTTAAGGGCGCTAATTATCGAAAGATGAACAGACCTTAGCGCCCTTTGTTTTAGGCTTATTTCTTTACTTCGTAAAAGTCTAAACCCTCATCAAAACCCCATTCATAAAATAATTTCTCTAATTTAGGTCTTTGCTTTTTATGTATTTTAAACTCAATCATCGTATAGCCATTTGGAGATTCTCCAAGAAATTTATAAATATTCCCAAAACCTCTTTTTATTAATTGGGCTTTAATGTCTTGTGGATTACCCACAACATCTAATAATTCATAACATCTCATAATCATTTCTCCTTCCTTACTTCATAGCCATATTCATTGGCTACATAATTAATATGTTTTGATGTTGTAACTGAGTAATATCGATGTGGGGTAATTGTTTTATTTTTATGGTCGATATCAGCAACGTCAGTATTATAAGAGTAAACTTTATTATCGTGTACTCTGAGATTAACCTTGTATCTTTCAAATGTTTCCATCACTCCACCTCACTTTCTTCGTTAAAAAGTTCATCACAATCTTCGCAAACCTCGTGCATAGAAAAAAGTTCTTCACAACACTCACTACATTTTATTAGTATTGCCTCAGAGTATATATCATACGGAAGGGTATGAACAATATCTTGTATTAGGGTTGCAACTTTATAATTATCACAATCAAACTCAACTTTAAAATTCCTCTTAGGGTCAGATTTTGGATTTATTTTAGTTTTGAATAGTTCTTTAGGTATTTCCATCACACGACCTCACTTTCTTTCGCAGAATCGTCAATTATATCTATAAAGCATTTAGGCACATCATCAATATCCATCTTATCCTTTTCTAAGTCAGATGCAATCTCTATAATACATTGGCTTAAATCATAAAGGTTATCCATTATTTCATTTTTAGTCATTATCAATTCCTTTCAATTCAATATTATAATCATTAGCTACTTTTTTAAGTAGTATTTCAGTATAGTATTTTTTATCTCCCGTCATCTCTAGCGTATATCCCATAGTAAATAGATAATCAATAGCATCTAAACACTCTTTTTTAGAGACTTTATTTATTTGTTTAGTCATTTTATTTTCTCCTCTTTATGTTATTTTTAACAGAATTAATTATTTCCTCTAAATCGCTCTGAAGTTCCTCATCTAATCTACCCCCATCTTCCCCTTCGAATAGATTATGGTATCTTTCCTCTAATATTAAATTGCTAATTTGCTTTAGCGATTCTAATTGGCTTTTTGTAACGCAGATTGTATTGGTCATCTATGACTCCTTTCGTTATTTAAGATATAAGAATTTAATCCAGCTATACTACTTTACGCAATAATTAATATTACATTTATAGTAATAGTGTCCAGCTTCAACCTCAGTTGGATCATATTCTCCGATCTCATCGCGTCAGCCCAAAACTCTGGTATAAAATAATTGAAGATGCTGCGTGAGTACAGACTCAATATTACCCTTTGGATTGAAATATCAAATTACCCTCCTGGTAAATATATAAATTACCCTCCTGGTAAATATATAAATTACCCTCCTGGTAAATATATAAGAACCATTTGGCGTGAAATATAAAGACTTGTCGAGGGGAAACGCCTTTTTTCACTCCTCGGTCTAAAATAAAAGACAGCGAAAACCAGCCCTTACTAATGAGATGAATCTCAATAAATAAATTATTAATAATGAGATTTGTCTCAATTTAATAATGAGATTTGTCTCAATAAAAATCCCGAAAATTGATAAAATTATAAAATCATATAATTAAAAATTTTTATTTCTCCTCGGTAAATTAAATTTTTTGCGCTCACCTGACTTAATGCTGCACAGATCAAAACAGATCAAATCGGTCTGGTAATGTCGGAATCGGAACTAATACCCCATTTTTGGCAAATATTGAAAAAAACGAAGCTTAAATTTATGGCTAGAAGCCACTTTTTTAATTGTAGGCGATATTAAGTAAGCGCCTATTTTAAGATATTTTATGAAATTTGAAATTTGTAATGGGGTACAATTTTAAAAATCATACCCCATTTATCTAGCTTTAACTAAAGGTTATCCAAACAATAGAAGCAAAGCCAAATATTAAAGATGTCGTAATAATTGCAAGGAATGATATGATTAAAAGATTATGCAAGAAATTAATAATTGATTTCATTTGTTATCCTTTCGTTTTATCCTAAGACGAGGACAATTAGCCCTCGTTTCGCCTTTATAGGCTCATCAGTTAGGATTTGTAAATTACTTTATTTTTACCCCAGCCATCATATTCCGATATTTCATCGCAAGTATTACAAACTTCGTACTCGCCTTTATTTAATTCAATGTCGCAATCTAAACAGAATCCATCAGTTTGATAGTATTGATAATTATTCGGATAATATGAAACTAGGTTTCCATATTCTTTATAACTATTATTTGAAAACCAAATTCCATTTTTAGAATGCCCCATCTTTTCGTTTATAATATATGAATTACCTTCATTATCTAAAAAAGCTAGTTTTGATTGTCCTATCAATTTTACAAGCGTTTGTCTAAACGATTTGCGCTTTAAAATATCAACTCCATATTCGCTGAAAATAGGTTTTAATATTTCTTTTGAAAATTGCAAAGTATCGTTTTCTATTTTATCGCCATAATTGGGAATTATTCCGTTATGAATAAAAGCAATTTCATCCGTTATTTTGAAAGGGTGACAATTTAATTCATTTACCTTTCCACTAGTTGCAATCCTAAAATGAATTAATTTGTTTTGCCCTTGAATATTATCAGCTAAGTAAGATTGATAAAATTCTTCAAAAGTGAAAAAAGCTTTTCTAATTATTAACTCGCCTTTTCTAGCAAAACAATATCCAG